GCGAGAACTGTTGCATCCCACACATAGTCGATGAAGCGACGAGCCTGCTCTGGTGCTAGAATACCACCTGGTGTTCCAGTTGGGTTTACAGCATTAGCGCCCGTAGTTGTTCCCCATGCTGCTGTCGCAATGTTACCAAGCGATGCTGCTGGAGAGAGATTACCGTTAGAGTCTGTTGTGGTTGCGCCACCGATACCACCTGATGCAAATGCACCATCGCCGTTGTGGGCGTGTGATTCAGTTGGAGAACCTGGATAGTTCTTTACGATATCTGTATTTTGTTCTGACATATTGTTCACCTCCTAGTGATTTTATATCTTAACTTAATAGGTCGGAATTTGTGAGGAAACGTCCGCCCCATAGGGATTTCTGAACCTTGCTAGATTCAAACTGCACGATCTCGCCTAGATCGCCAGACTTGCGGAAAGCGGTGTCTGCAACGACTGCATCAACTCGCTTGCCAAACTCATGAAAGTTACCCTTGATACTGTTAACCTCACTTGTTACACTATCAACGGACTTTGTTACTGCTGCTACCTGCTCGTTAAGAGACTTGATTGTTGCAGCAAGATCGCCAAAGGCATTAGTAAGAGACTCTTTAATTTCAGAAACTGCTTTTGCAACTTCTTCGTTAACTGAAAGGGCAACTTCATTAATTGTATCTGCTGCTGCCTTAACTGTCTCTTCTTCTACTGCTGCTTCTGCAACAGGAGAATCTGCACCACCATCAACTGTTTCTGCAACTGGTGCTTCGTCAGCAACCACTGCTTCTTCAGTAACTGCAGTTGTTTCTTCAACTCCTGCTGGCTGTGCCTCTGGAGCAACCTCTGCATTTTCAACTACAGCATCAACTGCTGCTTCTGTTGTTTCTGTCATAGGATTTACCTCCTTTGTAATCTTAATTGTACTAATGCCTTTAGCACTATCAACTAAGAACTTTATCATGTTTGATTTTTCTGCATCATTCTTTTCTACAAAGCCAATATTCTTCATCTCTTCACCAGTGACTGGGCTTATGTGTGTTTCTTCTTCAGAAGTAACAACAATGCCAGAATCTTTATCGTAGAACACATTTTCAAGAACAGTATCATCTGCCTTAATGATATCAACGCCATCTACCTTCTCTACTGACATAATACTTGCAAACTGGTTTGCTGGGCTATCAACTAGTGACAGTTCAATTAGATCGTAGTCTTTAATAATTCTTATTTGCTTATCCATCTTTTCATCATAAGCATCATCCCAAGTATTCATTCTGCCCCCGATTGAAAATCCAGTGTAGGTTCCATCAAGAACCTTTTCCCATGCATCTTGTGCGCCCTTAGAGATATATGTTGAAACATAGACTCCCTTATAAAATTTCTTTGTTTCTGGATCAAAATACTTTTCTTCTTTAAATGAAATCATCTTTCCTACTGCAGATGGCTGATGCATTTCACGGATATTTCCACGAAACTTTGCAAATGCACTCATAGATGCTTCTGTTGTTACAATATCATATTGTTTGTCAACATTGTCAAGAGAAGCAAATCCAGAAACAATTCTACGCTCTTGGTCTACTTTTCCAAATGGCATTGATAGACGAACGTTGTCGCCTTCCGTAACCCAAGAAGCCTTATTTATTTTCATAGCGTATCTATTATACCAAACCTTTATGTACTTTTCTCAATTATTGAGACGATCTTCCTTCTCCTTGTGGATTTCTCCCAGAGATGGTAGATGTGCTGTCAGATTGGTTATTTGTTCTTTCTGTGTCCCTTGTACGATTTCCAGAAGCATTTGCAATTGCGTCTGCTGCTGCTCTTGCATTTAATTCTAGAGGGGTGTCTCCACCCTCTCTTTGAGGAAGATCAAGCATCTCACGAGCCTCATTAGGAAGCATAATCTGAGCCTTTACATACTTCTCAAGAATTTGCGCTTGGGCAATTTCATCTGTAAGTGTAAGTTCATTAAACTTAAGTTCAAGGATATCTGTTTGCTCCTTGACAATCTTATTAATTACTTTCTCAAGATGATGCTGTGCTGGTCTAGCAACCTGCTCTTTAAATGTTCTATCTTGTGAAAGGGCTGCTGCTAAACCTGATTCTGAGCCACCCAACTTAGAAATAGGAACCTGATGAGCAATTAGAATGTCATCACGGTTTTGCTTACGATACTCCTTGAAAGATCCGTCTTGGATACCGTTTTCAATTGGCTCCATCTTAAACTCAACCTTGTTCTGGTCAGTGTCTCCAGGAAGTGGGATGTATAGAGTTCTATGTGACTGAGACTTAAGTCCAGTCTGAAGGAATCTAAACATTTTGTCTTCTGAGTCACCAGAAAGTTGTGCACCCTTTAAGGTAATAATATATCTTGGGACTGCCTTGTTTTCAAAGTAGTCAATATTATATTGTGAAGCAAGTTGATCACCAATAAGTGATGGCATTGCTGAAATAATATCTGGAACTCCATAGAAAGTATTAAGAGGAGAGTATTGCTTAATGTGAATAATTTCATTTGGTCTAGGATCTGTAGTTACAGGGTTTTGATTATTTGCCCCAAAATTTCTAAAATAAACTACCTGGTTTCCAATGATTTGCAAGAAGCCGTCGTGAAGTCTACGAACACGAACAGTGGTTGCTGGAATATGACCGATGTATCCAATCTGACCTTCAACATTTCTGCCAACCTCAATAAAGCCATTACCAGTTGCCTGTAGGTCGGTATAAACCTTTTCCATTATTTTTGTAAAAGAGTCATCATCATTAAGACCTTCAAGCCAGTCACGGAGTTCAATCTTCATGCGCTCTACACGCTTGCGTGCACGAGAAACCTTTTCTTGATCATCGCTATTCTCAAAACGAAGTGCTGTTGTATCTGTCAAATCAAAGCGATACCCAAGACCAACAATGTTTTCTACCTTTGCATCAATAGCAGCGTGATTAGCAAAAGATGTATCATAAAAATTAGCAAGTTCATACATATTGTATGGTGGAGTGATTACATCAAAAAGACCATATCCATTTCGATATACAGTACCAGGATTAATCTGTTTTGATGCTGAATCATTTCCTGATGGCATAGCATTTGCTGCATCTAAGTATGCTGCATCTCCAACAGCCTTATTAACTACACGGCTTGTTCTGCGTTTAAAGTTTTGATTGATACCACCAAGATCTTTTAGGTCTTCCCAGTTTTTATTAAATGGGTCTTGAGCAATAAAAGGGCTTTCTTCTTTTTCTTGTGTGTTTAGTTTTGCATATATTGGATATTCGTTATTCATCGCTACCATACTTATCGTGAGTTTGTTTTGCTGCCATCCAAGCACCAAGATCGTTCATTGATGGAATCAGACCTTGCTTCATTCTGTCTAACTGCTCTGAGTATTCCTCATCTGTAACCCTTGTTAGTCCAGGGACAAAAACTGCATCCCCTTCTCCGTCATCTCCATAGTGCTTTGCAGCATCTCTTAGTTGTGATATCTTAGAAAGATCTCCACGCATTGACTGAATATTTAAAACATTTCCTTGTCCATCAGTAAACCACTTGCCATTTGATTTTTTATAAACATATAGGCCCCAGTTATACTTCTTTTCAATAACCTGTCTACGAACATTCTTTACAATAGGTTGACCAGTTTTTGGGTTAATTAATGAATCCATAACAACCAGTATACCATATCATGCTGGATATACTGTATCAGATAACCACGAAACAGCATTATAGATCCTTAATGACTCTGCATCAACCGTTAAACCTTCGTAGTCATCAATAATAATCTTATTTGTTCCAGTATACGCTTTATATATATCTGATGGGCTTACTCCATAGATCTCAGAGGAAGATATAGAAAGCATGCCATCCCAAAGGTAGTTGTTTAGCCAATAAGACCACTCATAGTCTATCAAGCCACTGCTTTTAACATTAAGCCATGGCCTTGTAACATCCTTTTGAACCTCTTGCAAATCACTTGACTTGTAGTATGAGAGATTATTGAATACCCCTGGACCATTCAAATTTATTGATCCAATGTAAGAGTCAAAGTTTAGTGAGTTTACAAATCTAATTCCTATAACCGACCATTCTTTTGTTGTGATGACTGGCTCTCTAACAAGTTTTCCATTTAAGAAATATGTTACGCCATTATATAATTGACCAGTTCTATTATTAATTGCAAATACTCTAGCCCTATTACCATTCTCATTGTTTGTAGCAATATAGAATTGTATGTGCTCACCTTTATGATTAATTTCAAAAAGAGGTGTTGGTTCTGCTGGAAACTCTGATTCATCATATCTATGCCAAATCTGCATTGCATTAATCTTATAGTTACTTGCAACCTCAGAATTTATTGGTACAGATAGTCCACGATCTACAAAACTTGAAAGACCTCCACGCAACTCTATACCAGAGTTTCTAGTCATATACAGATATGGAGTACTACCCTTATAAATACTAAATGGGTTTTTTGCTTTATAGTCATAGTACAAACCTGATCTTGTATATGGAAAAATGTTTGTTCCAAATCTAGTGCCAACTGGATTAAATGAGTTATTGTTAAATACCTGAGAAGCAATGCCAATGTGTTTTAGCGATATTGGCTTAGAGATGGTTGATCTGCTATTAAATTCTACTCTATAGACAATAGCAAGATTATTGAAGTCTATAGATTTTTTTGGATATATAACTGTATTGTCAACTAACTCAAATTTTGTTATATCCCATAATGGGTGATCATCAATGTCTATTAATTTTCCTTGTTTTGCTTTTTCTAATCTTGAAAATGATGACTGCCTTGCATTTGCCCCATCTTCAACATACTGAAATGTTATGTAACTTCTAACAGATGCATCTTCAGTGTCATATTCATAAACTTTTTTAGTTTTTGTTAACATGTCAGAATATTCGTTCCACCCACTAAAAAGAACATTGTCCAGTTCATTATATGTTTTTTGTATTGGACTAGAATATTGATTCTTTAACTGTTCATAGGTCCAAGACTCTAATGGTTGGTCTGACTCTATAACCTTGGAAGGAGATGGATACCCAATATTAAATTGAAGGAAATCTAAATCATAAAACTCATTTCCTACATCATTTTTAACATATTGAGCAAAATATGATAATGGCAAATAGTCTTCCCAATATCCAGAAGTTCCAATATCAAGATACAAAGACCCATATGCTTTTGTTGGCAATAAAGTATAACTTGAAGTATGGCTAATTAATGCAATTGAAACTTCTTCAGTTGCTCCAACAATAGAAAGATCATCAAATAATATAAACCCATTTTCATCATAATATTCAGATATGTCACCATAATTTGATAATGTAGAAAATCCTACACTATAGAGTCTTCCTGTAAACGTGTTGTCTTCATCTTCATCTCCACCTACATATAACTTTAATGTATTCTGGTTGGCAAAAAATGAAGAAGCAGTTTCCCCATAAAGGGTTGAAACTGAATCAATATCAATTCCTACTGAAAACAATTGCCCAGACTCTATGGCTGGAGTAGTATATAGAGTTTCACTTTCACCATTGTAGTTTAATATGTACAGTATTTCATTTTCTTGCTGTTTAATAATAAAGTAATTTGAATTATCTTCATTATAAAATTTAAGCAAAGTTTGTGACTGAATCACTGGTCCAGACTCTGCGTTAATGTCCGTTGTGCTAAAAACAGCATAGATTGATCTAATCTGATCGCCAAGTATATTCATATTATTAAAATTAAAATAGCAGTGCTCTGTAC